ACAAGCCATGATGAACGGAGTGACCTTGAGACCACCACGAATGAAAGAATGGAATTTTCCAACTCCGACTTCAAGTCTAAAGAAACACAGTTACAACGGAAACAAGGACTTTTGGGAGAACCGAGTAGAGAAGGGGAGACAAATGGACTTGGGTATGAAGATGTATCAAACGGAAGGAGACGGAAGATTGAATTGCGATTGGACGGAGTGGCTAATGGGATATCCTATTGGTTGGACGAGCCTCGAGGAGTCCCAAGAATAATTGTGGATCAGAAAGATAGGGCGAACAGACTCAAGTCATTGGGTAATGCGATAGTCCCCCAAAATGCAAAGTTAATTGGATTAGCAATCAAGAGGGAGATTGAAAATGAAAAGTAATGAATTAGAGTTAATTAAAAATCTTTTAGATAACTATGCCGAAATTGTGTTTGATAACGTACACGAGCATAGTAGACAAACAACCATAGATTTAGTGAAAGCATTAAAGATAATTAAGAAAGAGTTGACTTCTAAATAATGTTTGATCTATCTTTGAAATGCACGGAGCAATATCGGGAATTGCTATTTGCCCAGGTCGGAGAGAGATACCACCTCACTACTCTCTTCGACCACTTTATATTCGCCTTCAAACGCAGAGGGGTAATTCTTTCTTATTTCTGCAAGACGACCAACGATCTCTTCACGAGAGAGTTTATCTAGGTTATGAGTTACATTTGTTTCCCTACGATCAATGGCAAGACCACCAAGTGCAGATCTTATTTTTTCTGCATTGACGGCTGCCGAAAACTGACCAGATTCTTCAGCGCCTTTCGAAAGATCTGCAAACCTCTTCATTTGACCCATCAAAGTTACTCCGTATTTCCTTTCGTAATTCTCACGGAGTTCTTTGATGTGTTCAACTACCAGAGGAAAATCTCTACCATTAAGGAGCAAACTCGCAGTCTTTCTGGCCTGACCCTCAGAATAACCAGCTTGTCTGGCACACTCAGAATTAGAATAGGTCCCTTCGACTATGAGTTTAGAAAAAGTTTTTTGTCTATTAGTAAGTGGCATGAAAAAATAATAGAGTTTCTCCCATATTTTTTCAATAAAAAAAGGAAAAAAAATGACGCGGTCGGCTTTGAAGTGTAACATCTGTAACCAAAGTGTAACCAACACCCTCAAGCATACCAAGGGTTTGAACCCATTGGTTACAAGGTTACACTGGTTACACCTATTTTTAAAAAATTTTTATAAACAAAAAAATATGACAGAAACTATATGTTTAGAGAGTTGGGAATATTCGTAGAAAAAAATAAATTATTTATAAACTTGACTTGATTTATCCCATATAGTACCTATATATAGGTAACAATAATTAATAATAGGAGAGATTTTATGGGAAGAGTAAAAGCACTTTGGGAAGATGAAGTTATTAACGTACACCACGAGGTTGTACATGGTTTAATAACTAAGAAAGAAGCCAAAGAAAAATTATCAAGATTGCTTGATCCTTGGGAGGACGAAGATCACTTTCATGAGATTGAAGAAGAAATGGGAGACTTTGATAAACCAGCAAAATTTAAATCTTTAAATGTTCACGAGAATATTTACAAAGACTTAAAACAAATGGCAAAGGAAGATAATAGAAGTATTGCTGCCACAGTAGCTTTATTAACTAGTGAAGCTAGATATGAAAAAAGAAGAGAGTGGTTTCAAAAAAAGAAAATAGCAATACGAGAAAAGTTTATGAAACTTGGAGAGAGGAAGAATAATGAGACGAAGTGATATAGCAGGTCCTAGACTTCTGAATAAAAAAGTCAAATGTTATAACTGCCAGAAAGTCAGTAAGCCAGAGATAGTAAAAATGACAGGTACAAAACCTGGAGAAAAATACACTGGTAATTTAACTGTCAAAAAAGAAATACCAGTAGTGGATATTGATGGTAAGGTTAGATACAACTACGAACTTTTCACTGGCAAATATATTCAAAAGTTTGGATACTTTTGTTCCGTGAACTGTGGTCTAGTGTGGGCCTGTCATACTATTCAAGAAAGATTTGATAGACGAAGAGAAAAGAATACTGGTTTGTCAGATGAGAATAAAAACGTATTGTCAGTGTTCAAAGAGTCTCTGAAGAAGGTGGGCAAGTGATTTTAAAAAAAATTAAAATTCATGCAATAAGTGTTCCAAATGTCTGAGAACTTTATCTTTAAAACTACACCCTATAAGCATCAGTTAGAGGCACTCCGTAGAAGTTATAACAAAGAAAACTTTGCATACTTCATGGAGATGGGGTGTGGTAAATCAAAGGTTCTCATTGATAATATTGCATGGCTTTATTGGAACAGAAAGATAGACACTGCTATTATTGTAGCACCCAAGGGAGTTTATACGAATTGGAAGAACAATGAGATACCAGCACATTTACATGATGATATATCTGCCAAGGTATATATATGGAAATCCAATCTCAACAAGAAAGAAACCACACAACTACAAAGCTCCGTGGGCCATGAAGCAAGATCTCACTTACGAATACTATTAATCAATGTAGAGGCTTTTGCGACTAAAAAAATTTTCAAGTTCTTGGACACCTTCACACACAGAAGCAACTACCTAGTAGCAGTTGATGAGTCCACCACGATTAAGAACATCAAGGCGAAGAGAACCAAGGCACTAATAAAATTTGCCGAAGGAGCAAAGTACAAACGGATACTGACTGGATCTCCGATAACAAAGTCGCCCTTGGATCTATACTCACAGTTCTTATTTTTGGATAAAAAAATTTTGGGGTTTGATTCTTATTGGTCTTTCCAAGGAAGGTATGCCGTGGTTAGATCCATGAATGTAGGATCACACCAGTTCAACCAGGTAGTTGGTTACAAGAATTTAGATGAGTTAAAGAAGAAGATAGAGCCGTATTCATATCGAGTAACGAAAGAAGAAGCACTTGATCTGCCACCAAAGATATACACAAGCAGACAAGTTGATCTGACAATGGAGCAAGAGAGGCACTATCAAAGTATTAAGAACAGTTCGGTTGCGCTGCTTGAGAGTGGGGAGATGGTATCTGCTCCAGAGATTATGACAAGGCTTTTGAGGCTACAGCAGTTGTTATGTGGGTATCTTGTAACAGATGAAGGCGAGACAATACCTATAGAAAACAATCGCTTAACCGTGCTTCTTGAAGTAGTGGAAGAGATGGAAGGCAAGGTTATTATATGGTCTAGGTTTCGTCATGACATAATGAAGATAGCCGATACGTTAAAAAGTATATATGGAGCCGAGTCCACAGTTACATATTTTGGCGACACGACAATGGCAGAGAGAGACGAGGCGATTGCGAGATTTCAAAACTTGGAAGATCCCACGAGGTTCTTTGTAAGTAATCCACAGACTGGTGGTATGGGTTTGACATTACACGCTGCGAAGAATGTAGTTTATTATTCTAATGACTTCAACTTGGAGTCGAGGGTACAATCAGAAGATAGGGCACACAGAGTCGGGCAACATAATCCAGTATTATATGTAGACTTGGTAAGTCCAAATACAGTTGATGTTCACATAGTTAAGACATTGGTAAACAAGAACAGATTGGCAAACATAACATTAGGGGAGAAGGTATTGGAATGGTTAAAAGTATAAATCTAGGTATGGATTATTGTAGAGAGTGTGGTGTGGAGTTGCCAAAGGTAAAAATTAAACGATACATGAAGAGATACTGTAATGATTGTAGAGCCACTGGCAATTCTTCATTGAGAGATATCTACAAAGACATGCAAATGAGAAAGAAAGTTAGAACAGAAGAAGATGAAGGCATTATGTTTGAGGACGATCCGAGAGCAGAATATGAAGACAACGCAATATATAGGAGGAGAAAGTATGAGTAAGTTAAGAGGCGAAAAAATTGTGGGTAATGCAGGCGAAAGTTTGACATTGTTTAAATTATCTATGATGGGTTACGCGGCATCTTTGGTAAAACAAGATGGTGTTGACATAGCCGTGGTTGGTGGAGAAGGATTGAAGGTAGCACAACGAGTAGAAGTAAAGACAGTTCTACAAAGTGATGATATGGGCAGATATTCTTTTACTATATCAAAAGGTAAAGACAAAAGATGTTACACAAGAAAAGATTGTGATATCATAGCACTGGCAGCACTGGACATAGAGGCTGTGCTATTTTTTCCAGTGGAGTCATTCACAAGCAACAGATCATTGACTTTAACAAAGAATGATTTTCGTAATCCATCAGATGGAGAAGAAGGTGTGCACTTTCAAATGGCATTGGTGTATAGCCAAGATATGCAGGCAGAAATACTGAAGATGGATAAGCTAAAAAAAGAATATAAAATTACAGAGGTAGAAAGAATATGAAAAAATTTCACAAAGCAAAACTAGCATCTAATCGACACAAGAGAAAGAACAATCCTAAGTCGTTCCATGGAAGAAAAAACAACATCTTTAAATATAAGAAAAAATAGGATTTTATGTTTGACATCTTTGAGAAAAAAATGGTAAAAGAAAAAATACAAAGTACCTCCATACTTTGGTTAAATAATGGGTGGGTAGGGGTTCCTTTCCTTTCGTTTGTTTACCCTACCCATTCATACATAGGAGTGATAAATGGATACAGATAAATATAAGTCAATAGCAGTTAGTGTCGAAACTTGGAGAAAACTCAATGAGTTAGCCAAAAAAGACTACAGATCTGTGGGTGGCACGATAACTTATTTGACTGAAAAAGAATACGAGTCTAAGAAAAAACTCGTTGACGAGAGAGTATAGTATCTATACTCTCAAATAACCGCCGAAGGGCATAAACTTTAACGTAGAAGGAGAGAGCGATGAGTGATGTGTTTTCACTATTCGAGCAAGAGGCTGCTGACCCTCAAGCATTTAATCAAGTCAGAGAAGGCGACACTAAAAGTCTGTCGTCTTTAATCCGTAGATCTGTTGATTTAGATCAACAAATCAAAGATACCGAAGCACAACTAAAAGACCTACAACAGAAAAAGAGATCTGTTGATGAGGAAGA